GGCATAGTGTTTGTCCGCATCCCCCTTTCCGTATAAAAAAAGACAGGCAACGGTTATTCGCCATCGCCTGTCTGCACGTTGTGTGTCTGATTGAATTGATGCTGCATCTCTTCCAAGTTCGCAAAGAACTGGTCTGTCAGGATCTGCTTCTGCTCATCCGACATATCCTCGGTTGCTACGATGGCCTCTGCCTGCTTCTTGTTTGACAGCGGTTCTTTCGGATATCTGCTCTTCCGACCATTCAGCACTGCCGCCACAGCTTTCATGGTATAAACGCCGTGTAGCCACGCCAGATAGTCATGCAGCTTATCCTCTCGTTCCCACTGCTCTTTCCTCTCTTTCGACTTCTCGTCAATGAAGATGTCTACATCGGCAGGAGTGCTGTGAAAGTACTCACGTTTGCTCATGCCAAAGCGAAGAGCCAGACGGTATACGTCACCCAGAATCAGTTCCCGGAAACTTCTGTGATCTTTTTGGTCTGCTTCCTCTTGTGATCCTGCGGAATCTTCGGCTGACGCTTCTTGCTTGCTCCGGTCAGACCGATCAGTTCGAAAAAACCGTCTTCACGCATCTGTGAAGCGCAGAGATCCAGAACGTCATACCAGTTATGGATGTCTCCATCCTGATCTGCGAACATCACACGGATTAATGCTTTTGCGTCCTTCTTATCGAGAACGCTCCGGTCACCTTCCGCTCCGTGATGTTCAAGCAGTCCGGCGTAGAAACAGCTGATCGCTGTGGACGGAATATCGGATACGGAAGCAATCATGCTTTTAATATCCTGATTCTCGTCCCGGCTGTCGATATTGATCATCAGTTCGGTGATCTTCTCGATGCAGTCATTGTACAGAGATGCTTCGATGGAAAATTCGAACTTATAGTCCTTTCCACCGATGTTGAGAATTTTATACATTGTGACCCCCTGTTGTAACAAAAGTTAAATTACGTTGTAGCGGAAGCGTCCGCAGGCGTGACCTTCGTATCCTGACCGATGTACTCATCGATGGTGATGGAGATTTCACCAGTCAGAAGTTCGTTCTGCGAGAAGTCCGGCATCGGGATCTTTGTACCCGGCTGACCGACAACGAAGAACGCTTTCGTGAGGTTCGGAGACGATACCTGGAACCACGTCCTTTTATTTGAAGCCAGACCAGTAGCCGCCGCAGCCATCATCGCTTCAATGATCGGGATAGTCTCATTCGTCAGGTTAAAGGTAACTGTCCATTCACCACCAGTTCCCTGTCTGCCTGCGATAGAACGCTCCTGATAATCTTCCAGAGCGGAAGCATCAATAGTTTCAGTCGAAAGATCGATACCGGAAATCGAGTTACATCTCGGAAGTGTAGTAAAGGTAGCAGGCTTCTGTCCTGCCGTAGTTTCTACGCCATAGCTGAGAGTAACGCCCAGTGTCGAGACACCAGAAATTGCTACTGCCATAATAAATTACCCCCATGATTTTTTTGGGTTAGCGAACATCGTTCAAATGCAGATGCCCGGTAAATGATTGTGACTTATTATTCAAAACTGCCCGGTTCATTTAAGAACGAACCGCAGTAGTTCCTGAGATAAAAGCGGCTGGTAATCTTTGTTACCGTACCGCTTACCTTGATGATCTGAGAATCGCCTATCCTGCGGAAGCCCAGCTGATGGAAATACTGTGCGCTTGCGGTGTCCATATCGTAGAGACCCATGAACTTACTGTCATTGATGTAGCACTCCGCTTCATACGTCAGGTCGATACTGGACTCGTCCCCCTCAAGATCCCCACCGTCCTGCGGTCGGCTGAGAAGCCGCAGATTCGCATAGGGGAATTTCGCTACCTTTGTCGGATCGAAGATCGTTCCGAAGTATTTCGCACCGCTGTGTGCCAGTAGGTATTCACGCCAGTATTTATAGATGCCATTGACATCAACTTCTATGATTCCCATCATGATTCGAATACCTCTCTGGCAATGTTGGTGATCTGGTTTAGGATCTCTTGGTCGGCATAGTACATTGGCATCGCCGCCTTTGTACCGTGAGTAGTGACAAAACGTCCACGGTCTGCGTCATAGTAGACCCATGAATCGTTAGCACCCTGACCCTTGCCGTAAGAGCCAATCGTCATGCCGAATTTCTGCCCGAATGGATTCGGACTGGATCCCACAGAGCCGTTAAAATGAACGCCTGCACCAAATTCGATGAATGCGATGTCCTTACCATGCAGTACAAGTGTGGCGGTTGCCTTGACATCATCCTCTGTCAGCCAGACATATGTCTGAAGGTCATTGAAGTCCGCATCGCCTTGACTGTACTTGTGAGCATCAATCGTCTTTATACCTACCTCTGCCAGTCTCTGGACAAACAGGCTTGTCTTACGCTTCAGTTCTTCCTGATAGTCCCTCACCTGTCGAATGGCTTCCTTCACGGACGCTGTGGACAGATTCATCTTGATGGTCTTACTCATCTTCGCCGCCTGCGATCTTCTTGATACCGTACCGTGCTATCGTTCCACGCTGTGTGTCCATCACATGTGATAATACATAATCAGGGGTAGTATATGGCTCTCCGTTCTCGTCCAGTTCCAGTTCTCCTAGTCGTGTCAGCCTTGGCTTTCTGTCTATGAATAAGACATCACCTTCGCTAGGCTTAAACCGTCTGTTATACGACACGATATACCGCGAGTATTCAGGGACTATACCAGCTGGCAATTCATGCGGAGTGCCTGATGTATTGGAGACCGATACACGATACCGTTTCGGCTTCGTGTAAATCGTCCTTGTCTCCATCTCTGTATCATCGGTACTGGCTTCGCAGATCCAGATATCCTGCTTCCGTCTTCTTAGGCTTCTCATCTCTTTTTGACCTCGCTTATGATAAATAAACGTTCCACGCCCACCATTTCTTATGGAACTCCCCTGCGCCAATCCGTGGGAGGTCAACGCGCACTGACGTACACACTGCCTACTTTTGTTACCGCGATATAATATTTGCGACAGGGAGAATGCCCCGGAAGAAGCTGTCTGGAGTGCCGCCTTTTTCCCAAGATGTTGTTTGTCCGGCTTCATAGAATGTTGTTACACCTTCCTTGCCGATCTTGTCATAGTGGTACTCCATGATTCTGCGGATGTTGGACGGATACCGATTCAGCACGTATTCCCTCTGAACATCAGTGGGATCGCCGAATGGATACCTCGCATTCCTGACTTCCTCGATAGCATCATCCACGATAGCTTCGACAAGGGAATGCTGACTTTCCGTATAGTCTTCTGCCGCATATGCAATTAAGATCTCGATCAGGTGATCCCTTGTCTCAGCCATGTGTTACTCCCCCTTTGAGCGTCTGCCGCGTCTCTTCGGCTCTTCCTGCGCTCCATCAGGAATCTCCGTCTTTACGACAGGCTCTTTCACTTTTTCCGGCACTTTAGTTTCGACCTGATTGATCTGAACCATGTGCCTATGAAGCATCATGCCCATATTACTGAAGCGTTACCTTGATGACCTTGGATGTGTCATACACATACGGAGCGAACAGCTTGGAAGCCTTGATGAAGTTCATCTCGGAAATGATGTCACGGTCGAATTCGACCAGAGTGTCACGCTTCATGAAGATCGCCAGACCACCCGGCTTCACGATGTAAGCAAGGTTGCCAGTACCTGCGGTTCTCTCATAGTATCCAGTAAGTCCTGCGGTAACAGGATTCGCCACAACTACATACCTTCCATCAGGATCCTTCTCGTAATAGGTCTTGGAAGCAGAAACGGAAGAGTCGGAAGTCAGGGCATAGGTCGGAGAATTTGCTCCGGCGAGTCTGTTCGCCGGGACTACCTGGCATCCATGAACCATACCGATAGTGCCGCGGATAATCGCATTCGCGCCGATTTCGGTATTCGGGATCCATGCCTTGCTCTTGCGGAGTTTTGCATAGAACGCCGGGGGAATGACCAGAACCTTCTCGCCGTCCAGATCTTCACCAAACTGCGTCAGAGCATCAGCGATGCCATCAGCCGGATCAGTAGCGGCGGCAATGGTAGAAGTCAGAACCGCATTTTCACCCATGTTTCCGATCAGATCAGCTTCGACCTTATCGTTAATCGCAACAACCGCCTGCTTTGCAGCTTCAATGGCGATGTCGTTGTTATAACCGGAAAGCAGTGCTTCATCAGAAAATTCAATCGCTCTGCCGATCTTGGAGATCTTGACCTTACGGACAGTCTGGGAAAGTTTCGCAATCGGGATGTCAGCACCTTCGTTGACGGCCTGCGCCGCACCAACATACTGATACTGCGGAAGCGTAACCTCATCGCCCGGTCTGCCAACCAGATCATTGCGGATAACCGCAAGCGGAGAAAGTCTGATGCCATCGATAAGTTTCTTGTCAATATAGTCTGCTACAACCTGCGGATCCAGAAGATCAGCAAGCAGAGTAGCATTAGCTGTTGCTGCCATAATAATTACCCCCTTTGGAGTTAGCTGTTGATTAATCTCTTGTAGGTTTCGGGATCAGACCGATACAGTTTTGTCCTGTCGAACAGGCTCATGCTGTCGAAGTCCTCTTTTGAGATTGAGGACTGCCCTGATCCATCGGCAATGTCCGGTCGAGACTTCAACCATTCCGCTTTCGCATCATCCATAAGTTTCTGCTGATGCTTTGCGACATTCTGCATGACGGTATCCATATCTCCGGCTACCTCTGCCTGTGCGGTAGCAAGTGCCAGTTCTGCCG